ATGAACTCACAAGCATTGGAACGGACCTACGAATGGTATACATCAGGACCTAGACAACGTCTTCAACCTGGTGGATCTATCATTGTAATTATGACTCGTTGGAATGAAAAAGATTTGACGGGTAGATTACTAAGTGCACAAAAAGAAGTTAAAGCAGATCAATGGCACGTTGTAGAATTTCCTGCTATCATGCCATCAGGTCAACCAGTTTGGCCTGAGTATTGGAAACTAGAAGATTTAGAATCTGTTAAAGCATCTATCCCCTTATCAAAATGGAATGCACAGTACATGCAGAATCCAACATCAGAAGAAGGTGCATTAATTAAACGTGAATGGTGGAGGCCATGGGAAGATGAAGAACTGCCACCATTAGAACATGTAATACAATCTTACGATACAGCTTTTATGAAAAAACAAACTGCAGACTACAGTGCGATAACGACATGGGGAGTCTTTCGTCCATCAGAAGATGATCCACCTAATTTAATTTTAGTTGACGCTGTAAAAGCCAGATACGAGTTTCCAGAACTTCGTAGAGTCGCGCTCGAACAATACGGCTACTGGAATCCAGAAACAGTCATCATTGAATCTAAAGCATCTGGACTACCACTAACTTATGAGTTGCGTAAGATGGGTATTCCTGTTATAAATTTTACACCTAGTAAAGGCAACGATAAGCACACTAGAGTAAACGCAGTATCACCGATGTTTGAATCGGGGCTGATATGGGCGCCCAAAGAAATGGAGTTTGCTCAAGAAGTGATAGAAGAATGCGCTGCCTTTCCGTATGGTGATCATGATGACCTGGTCGATAGTATGACTCAGGCATTAATGAGATTTAGACAAGGTGGGTTGATTTCTCACCCTGAAGACTATATAGATGAACCGGTACAACCGAAACAGAGGACGTATTATTAATGGCTGATTTTCCAGAATTTGAAACTTACGAAGAAGTAATTGATTCTTATAACTCTGGTGTAGGAGTCGAGGCAGGAGATACCTTGACGGATTACATAAAAAAGAATAATATAAAAATCAAAGAAATCGAAATGGATCCGATTGGCGATCTTGAAAAGATTTTACGTAAAGGAAGCAGACCCATGGAAAAAGAAGGCATCATGCAAATGGCATCATACGAGCCAGGCAATTACGACCCAGCAATGATTGAAGAGTACGAGCAGTACAAATATGAAATGAACGAACAAAGACCGGGTATGCCGATCATGGAGATTGACGAGTTTATTAGACTGCAAATGGGAGAGGATGCAATGACTAGAAAAATTGATCCTCCTATCGAAGAAGTTGTAAAAGAATTTATCAGAGTCTACAAAAGAAAACCAAACTCACTTGAAGAACTAAAAGAGTTTTTTGAAATGAGAATGGGAACAGCACAAAAACCTGAAATGAAAATGGTTGCTGATTTAGTTGAAGAAGATAAAAGCAGAATTACTCTAGCTGGTGGATCTTTCCCTGATCTATCTGGCGACGGTCAAATCACACAAAAAGATATCTTAATCGGTAAAGGCGTTATCGATAGAGACGACAAACAATCTGGCGGATTAGCAGCAATATTAGGAGTTTAAATTGAAACTCCATCAGTACAATGAAATGATGGCGTTTCTGACGCGTCCTAAATTTCAGAACGGCGGAACAGTTGTACCACCTGAAAAACCATCTAGCGATATACTCTTAAAAAGAAAAATTAATAATTTACTAACTGGCTTTTATGGAACTACAGGATCTAAAGGATTTCTTGTAGATGAGATACAAAGTGTATTAGACGAAGCAGAGAAAAAAGGTGTCCTTTCAAAAGAGGACGGACTTAACTTTGTAAGAGAAAGAAAAAAGTATTACGACAATTACTTTGCAGACAGAGCACAGAAACAAAGACTACGTGGAGTCGTCGAAGGTATTGGAACTGTAGATAGAAGTGAACTTGTTGATGGAGGTCTTATTAAACAAGGACCTAACACAGGAAAATATCTTTTAAGGTATAGAGAGGATGGAAAAAATCTTAAAAAAATTTTTGATACAAAAAAAGAATTTGAAGAGTTTGCAGAGATGAGACGAAATCTTCCTAAAGGTGGTTTAAGAGGAGATCCCACAAAAAGAATGAGTGTCCCTACAGCTAAAGAATTAGAAATAGCTGAATTATTTTATGGTTCTAAATATAACAAAAAAGGTATTGAACTTTGGCAATCTATAACAGGTAAAGAAAGAGGTGGTATTAAGTCAGGTAAAACTACTGCTACTTCTGTTACTAAAGGAAGAGGACCTAAACCTCAAAAACCAAATCAGTTAGGTAAAGATGAATTTATAAAATTAGCAAAAGCTAATAAAGGAAAAACATATAAAGAATTTCTTGAAGTTCTTAAAGATTATAAAACTGTAAGAGGTTCTGATTTTACGATAGAAGGTATTTCAGACAGAATAAAAACATATAACCTTGGCCCTGGTTTTTTTAGAAGAGAAGAGCCAAAAGGAATGTCTAAAGAATCTGAGGAAAAACGTTATAGAAAAAGAAAATCAATGTTAGAAACAACAGCTCCTTTTACAGGGAGAGGAACAGGAAATTTTCAATTTCACCACATTATGAATATTGGTGGAGAAATACCTTTAGATACAAATGACATTGCAGTTGTTTCTGCAAAAATGAATAGAACACTTTCTCCTTACAACAGAGATTTAAATAACATAGCTAACGACATTAGTAATTTAATTAACGATCAACCTAAAAATTATTTAAAAAGAATAGATGAGTTAAATGATCAAGCTGAAGGTATTGTTAAAAAAGCTGTTAAAGAATTACCAAAAGAATATAAAAACTTAATTGGCTTTAATAGAGTTGTTCCTGTATTTGATGAGTATGGCACACCTGTTAATTTTGTTGGTAAAAAATTTGGTGGAAGTAATCAAAAAAACCCTGCTATAAAATTAGAAAACTTATCAACTGAACAAGCAAATGCTTTAAAAAAACAAATTAAAACAGATGCATTAAGTTTTGAAAAAGCCGGGGTAAAAGATAAAATACTTTCAGGAGCAGGTAAAGTTTTAAAAGGAGTTGGTAAAGTTATTAAACCAATTGGATATGCAGTAGGAACTAAAGCTTTGTTTGATGCAAGAGCCTTGGCTAAAGAACAAGGAATAGAGTTATCTGAGATGGATCAATTAATGGCGATAGATTCAGGAGATCCAAACGTAGCAATTAATAACTACATGAGAAGAAATAATCCAGAGTTTGCTGCAGCGGAAAGAGCAAAAGATTTAGCACAAATGACAGACGATTTTGAAGAAGTAGGAAAAACAACATTCGGGAAATACAATGACCAAATCAAAAACATCAAGCTACCCTAAGAAATGGCTCCTGCCGCCTGAATCAGGACCCACGCCTCAAGGGTTGAATATTAATTATAATACTGTTAAAACAGTCAAATTGGAGAAAATAAAAAATGGCAGACAAAATAGACAAGTCCTTGACGCAAGGTCCAAGAGGCTCGGTTAGATTACCCGGTGAAGAAGAAGTTCAATCAGCTGTAGAAGAAGTAGCAGTAGAAGAGCAACAGGCACCAGGGCCCATAGAAACAACAGAATTAGAAGATGGATCAGTTGAATTAAATTTTGATCCAAACGCAGTGTCACCAGAAGGTGGCGATGAGCATTACGCAAACTTAGCAGAATTTTTACCAGACGAAGTATTAAATGAATTAGGCTCTGATCTTACAGCTAAGTATCAAGACTACAACGCATCAAGAAAAGATTGGGAGCAAAGTTATACAAAAGGTTTAGACTTACTTGGTTTCAAATACGACATGAGAACAGAACCGTTTCAAGGAGCTTCAGGTGCAACGCACCCAGTTCTTGCAGAAGCAGTTACACAGTTTCAAGCATTAGCTTATAAAGAATTATTACCAGCAAACGGTCCAGTTAGAACACAAGTTGTTGGTGCACCGAATCCAGAAAAAGCACAACAAGCAGAACGTGTTAAAGATTACATGAATTACGAGCTCATGGAAAAAATGTCAGACTATGAGCCGGACTTTGACTCAATGCTCTTTTATCTTCCTCTAGCAGGTTCAGCGTTTAAAAAAGTTTATTACGATGAACTTGACAAAAGAGCAGTTTCAAAGTTTGTACCGGCGGACGATTTGATTGTCCCGTACTCAGCTACCTCATTAGAAGATGCGGAGGCAGTCATTCACCGGTTAAAAGTTTCTAAAAACGATTTACGAAAACAACAGGTTGCAGGTTTCTATAGAGATATAGAATTAGGTACACCTGGTTATGAAGAAAACGATGTTGAGAAAAAAGAAAGAGAACTTGAAGGACAAAGAAAATCTAAAGACGATGACATTTATACTTTGTTAGAATGTCATGTTAATTTAGATTTAGAGGGCTTTGAAGATCAAGACGAGTCTGGTGATCCATCAGGAATAAAAATTCCATACATCGTCACTGTAGAATTAGCTACAAGAGAAGTTTTATCTATTAGAAGAAATTACGAAATTGGAGATCAGAACAAAACTAAGATTCCTTATTTTACCCACTTTAAATTTTTACCGGGTTTAGGTTTCTATGGCTTCGGTCTCATCCATATGATTGGTGGTCTGTCTAGAACTGCAACAGCAGCTCTTCGTCAATTATTGGATGCGGG